TCATTCGGTGTAAGAGTATGAATCCTGTCATTTACTTTGATGAATTAGATAAAATCAGTGATACGCCAAAGGGTGAAGAAATTGCAGGCATTCTTACTCATTTGACAGACACAACACAAAACAGTGAATTCCATGACAAATACTTTTCAGAAATTGATTTTGATCTTAGTCGCTGTCTCTTTATCTTCAGTTATAATGACGAGAGTAAAGTGAACCGTATTTTGTTGGATAGAATGTATCGTATTCAGACCAAAGGATATGAGCAACAACAAAAGACAATTATTGCAAACAAGTATTTGTTGCCGAAAATTTGCGATCAAGTAAAGTTTAATATTGATGACATTACTGTTTCAGATGATACAATGAATTATATTATTAGTAATTATACTGAAAAGGAAGACGGTGTTCGTACATTGAAGCGTTGTCTAGAAATCGTCTATACGAAGTTGAATTTGTATCGTCTAATGAAGCCCGATACAAATCTCTTTGAGAATGAGATGTCAGTTAAAGTCCAATTCCCAATGACAGTTACGCCTCAAGTAGTAGATGCTCTTATTAAGAAAAATACAGAAAAAGGTAGTTGGCAAAATATGTATTCGTAAATATAAAATTTAATTAATCAACCTACCAAATACGTCAGCCACATATTTGACTATATCAAACATTAACTTATGTGCCCATTTATCACCAAATTTATTTACCCTATTGTCATTGTGTGGCCTGTTATGGTTACGACCATACCCACCTTTTTGTTGATAATTAAATAATTCAAAAACATCAATAATTTCATTGAATTTTTTTCTAATTTCATCAACATTTCCCAAATTATTTAAATTTGTTAAATCAGATTTATCATTCATCATTGGAATAGTGTAGTTAAACATATTTATTATATTGGTTAATGCAACTGACAAATCATTGTTTACATTATTATCTATACTCTGCACTTCTTCGTTTAATTCATCTATTGATTCTTTCATTTTTCCTTGATTTAACATATTTTCTAATTTTTCTGAAAAAATTTTAAAACCTTGATTATTAACGAGATTACTAAATCCTTCTATAATTGCATCTGCCATTATATCACTCTCTTTTGAACCATTATTACTATTACTCCATTTTTCTTTACCAAATTCCAAAACATTTGTAAATATTCCTAATATACTAGGTGGGCTTTGACGTATACTAATATTTTCTCCATTATCTTTTATATTCTGATTAATATTACCCATACCATCCGGTATAGATAAACTTTGTTTTATTTTATTAAATTCACTATTTATTGATTTAATTATTGTTAACCAAGCGACACCTACATCATAACAGTAACCATTTTTACTTCTGTTATCCTCTGTATTAGTTCCTTCTTTATTATTCTTATAAATATTTAATATATGTTGTAAAATATCTGCTCGGGAGCTCATCATATTATTACATAGTGAAATACCTTTTTTAGATGAAACCAAACATATAGGTCTTGGATTATGGCATTTATCTTGTTGCCATTCTTCACCGCCTTTTATTATACGCTTGTTTATTCTAGTTTTACGTTTGTTTATTCTAGTTTTACGTTTGTTTATTCTAGTTTTACGTTTGTTTATTCTAGTTTTACGCTTGTTTATTCTAGTTTTACGCTTGTTTATTCTAGTTTTACGCTTGTTTGTATAAGTCATATATATATATATATATATATATATACGACATCCTTATTTTTTTAGTACAGCTTTATAAATATGATAGGTTATATAAATAATGATTATTAATATGAATATTATTTTCATTAATGAAACTTCGTAAATATTATTAAATTCAATAATTTTGTTATTATATTTTTTTTGCAAACAATATATTCTTGAATTACCATCTTGAATATAATAGTATTCTTTATATTTTATTATAGTAATCGGAGTTAGTGAAGGCATAATTTCATTTATCATATCTTCATTAATATCAAAATACTTATTTTTTTCAAGTATATTTATTCTCTCTTGTATACGTTTATTTGTGATATCAGTATCAAAACTATGTGTTAATATACAATTTTCAATATTTATATGATGTGATTTTTTTGATTTATTACAAAAAATATTAATAAAAATAAATAAGATAAATGCTTTTAACTTATTTTTATAAAGTAAACAATCTTTATGTGAAATTAACCAATCCACAAAACAAAATTTCATAATGCATATATATATATATATATATCTATCTAAATTTCATTCTTATCTATTGTAACGCATTTGGATATTTTCCGAATAATCTTGCTTTCACTATCAAAAAACTCACCTTTCCCACCCATTGCTTGGTTCATAATGCCGAGATAAGTATCATTTAATGGGTGTTGTAGGTTCATACACTGTGGATGCGCATCGCGCCAGGGGATCATCAAATCACCGTTTTTTTTCGTAATGTATTTAATGGCCTTCCGGAGTTTGTCGTAGAGCTCGGTTTCTTTTTCCCATACATCATCATCACGCACATATATGGTTTCCCGCTTTAAATCACTACAATGAATTGGTCGTTTATAGACATCCATCTCATTTAATTTTCTTACCATTTGTCGGGATATGCCTTCTACATAACCAAGCTCACCAAGTTCTTCCAAATCCGAGAATTGAAGCATCATAGAGTTGACAAAATCTGTAAGATTCATAGCATCTTTACATTTTTCATTAAGAAACACTTGCATATTAAATGTTTTATTGTTGCTATTATTGTTATTAATAATTGTATTACTATTTTTACATACATCTAACATTTGTTGTTGCATTTCTAGTGTTTGTTTTTGTAAATCAGTATTACTTTTAACTACTTCCATAATTAAATTTGTTAACACTTTTACATCATTGGGTGAGCTAATTGTTTTGGTTTCATTAATAACAATATTTTCTTCTATTTTACATTTCTTTTTGTGTCTCCATAGACCTGAATGATAATTATATTCTTTTCCACATTCACATTTTTGAGGCGTTTTTTGATCTTTTTTCATATCATTTTCGTATCCTCCCATACCTAATATATGTTTTCGGGTGGAAATATGGCGATCCCATTCACTTTGTTTAAAGCATTTAAAATCACATTTTTCGCATATGATTTTTTTTGGCGTTTTTGGCGTTTTTATTGTATCCATTATATATCTATAAGGATATAAATAAAAACGCCTAAATACTTTTTATAATAAATATTTTTTCTTCAAAAAAATAGCATCACAAAAAAAATCACACAAAATCCGAAATGAGAGCATTTCAATCACAAGTCACTTTTTCACCATATTCTCAAGACTTTTTTCAGAAATCGTAAAATGGACATTTATAAATGTCCAAAATCAAAAACCAAATACCAAATCGAAAAGTAGTTTTTATTGATTTTTTGTATCAATACTGAAAATCAATAAATTAGCAATATATATATCACATATCATTCTTATCTATCGTAACACATTTGGATATCTTCCGAATAATCTTGTTTTCGCTTTCTGCAAATTCGCCCGGACCACCCATTGCTTGATTCATTATTCCCATATATTTATCATTTAACGGATGTTGTAAATTCATACACTGCGGATGAGCATTTCGCCAAGGGATCATCAAATCGCCATTTTTTTTCGTAATGTATTTAATGGCCTTCCGGAGATTATCGTACAGTTGAGTTTCTTTTTCCCATACATCGTTATCGCGAACGTACATAGTTTCTCGTTTTAAATCGCTACAATGAATTGGGCGTTTGTATACATCCATTTCACTTAATTTTCTGACCATTTGTCTAGAAATACCTTCAACATAACCAAGTTCGCCAAGTTCTTCCAAATCAGAGAAATCCAGTGTCATTGAATTCACAAAGTCCATAATATTCATAGCATCTTTACATTTTTCATTCAAAAACAATTGCATATTAAAGGTCTTGTTATTACTATTAATTGTTGTATTACTGTTTTTACATACATCTAACATTTGTTTTTGTAATTCTGTGTTGCTTTTCACAAGTTCCAATACTAAATCTGTTAACGCTTTTATATCTTCTTTATGTTGAGGAATTACTGTATTTTCAGTAGTTTTATTGTATTTATTATTTTCTATATAGTTTTCGTGAATAATATTATTTATATGTTTTTTATTACACTTTTTATTATGTTTCCATAATCCTGTTCTTTCTTTATAAATTTTATCACAATTAATACATTTATGTTGTATTAATGAACTTTGCTGAACCTTTGTGTTGATAATTGTTGATATACTATTATTTTTATGTTTTTCTGTGTCTAAATGTCTATTGTATTGACTTTTACGACACGTTATATAATCGCATATTTTACATTCATAATTTATTGAACGTTTTTGAACTTTATTTGTTTCCAATGTTTCCATTATATATATATTTTATCAACATTAAAAGGTTCCTAAATACTTTTTAATAAAAAACATATTTTTGGAAAATTTTATCATCACCATTTTTTTCACTAAAAATCCGAAATGAGAGCATTTCAATCACAAATCACTTTTTCACCATATTCTCAAGACTTTTTTCAGAAATCGTAAAATGGACATTTATAAATGTCCAAAATCAAAAACCAAATACCAAATCAAAATACTTGTTTTTCATATATTTCATTCATCTTTGTATATTTTTGATATATCAATTTTATATAAGTAAATAATATATGAAACAATCTATTGTTGGATGTTGTAATAGTAGTATAAAACATACAAAATGTAAAAGACAAGACAATAAAGTATTTTCATTACCTAGAAAATTTACTAAAAAAAGATGTATAAATGGTCAAGTAAATGGATTTACAATGCGTTCATCGTGTGCACCCTATAAATACTGTAAAACACGAAAACATATAGGAGGTAAAAAGGAATTCTTATATAATCCAAAAAATCCTAAAAAATCATTTGATGTATATATTGACAAAAACCCAAAAGATACAATTCCAATTAAATATACAACTATAAATGATGTTAAAAAAACAATTAAACAATTAGAACATTTATATAAAACAGATAAATATCCACATAAAAGAATATGGCAAGTTGGAATGATTATGAAGGTTCGCCTAGAAGCAATAAATAAATACAAAAAAACCAAATATAAAAATGCAAAAAATGTTTATAAACGTTACATACTATCAAAACGATATTTTGAATTCTTGAGTGAGCGAAGTAAAGAGAAAACACTAGAAGAAAGAAAGAAAATGACGTTTATTTATTGAAATGTTATCCCTGAATAAATATATGTAAATAATATATAATGATAACTACAAAAATAGTGAAACCTTTCATAGTAATTGCTGTCATAATGTTATTATTAGATAGTATTTATTTAAAAACATTTAGTGGTTTTTTTAATGATGTTGTTACGAAGGTTCAAGGAAGTAAAATTAAATTAAATTTAATTGGAGCAATTTTATGCTATACATTGTTAGTATTCAGCTTAAATTATTTTATTATAAGTCACAAAAAACCGTTAATAGATGCGTTTATTTTAGGTATAGTTATCTATGGTGTGTATGAAACTACTACCTATGCTATATTAGAAAAATGGTCGCCTTTGGCTGTAATCCTAGATACATTTTGGGGTGGATTACTATTTACTTTAACTACGTATATTGCTTATAAATTTTTATAAATAATAATAATATTATTATTATTAATACATTGTGATTAATATTATTAGCATTTGAAAAATAAAACCCTAAAAATATTAGTTGTTAATTAGATAAAATAACACACTTTAATATTCCCCTACAAGAGTGCGGTTGCCTCCGCGTTCATTTAAATATTTCATTTGTTCTGGAGCCGCACATAAACATCCATCTGCGCTAGAATAATTAGATGGACAACAATCTGGAGAAAATATATTTTTATCAAAAAAAACCAATTCGTCATCAGGCAAAGGAATAGGACCGGTTATATTATGTTCTAAATTCGCATATAAATCTGCCTTTTCACTAACTTTATTATAATTAATATCTCTTATATCCGTGTTTTTTTTAATATGCTCTTTTACAATATCTTTATTTTCCCAACTGGTATTAACACCGTCGCCTATACTGTAATTTAATGCAGTACCGACGCCAACTAACCCTGCCTCAAATCCTTCTTTGAAACCACCAAAAAGATAAAATACCGCAAGAGCTGCAACAATTAACCAAAATCCGCTGATAGCTATAATAAATTTAAAAGATACCGTTTGATTTAAAAAACGATTAATACTCATATTTCACTATAATATTAAACTAGATAAAAAAGATTAATTATCTATTCATCATCGTCATCATCGGCATTATTATCATTATTATCGTTCTGTTTATAATTACACATATTTTCTTTAGTATTTTTACTGCTAATACTATTCTTTGTAGATTCTATTATTTTTATTAAATAATTTACGGTATTATTAACACCACCAAATAATATAATAACAAAAACTAAAAATATTAATCCACCTAAAAATATTAAACATCCAATGGTTTTTATTGATAATTGATAATTTAAAAAATCACTTATATCACTAAGATCGGTAGTCATTTGTATAATATAATAATATACTTTATTTGTCATTATTAACAGTATATTATTAAATAGTGTTTTTCAATATATTTTTTTCCAATAGTGCTACATCATTTTAAATACATATCTATACCTGAATTATAATCATTAACACCAACTGTATTAATAATAAATGATTTTTTATCAGTAATTAAATGATATAGATACAATTCATTATGTTTTTCTGCTTCAACAAAGTTGCTTTTTAAATTCATACAGTTTATTTTACCTAAATTACTATCATTAATATGTATATTTTTAGATCCAATAATGAATATATTATCGGTAATTTGATGTGTATAAATACTCATATCACGTGCATCTATTTTAATAACAGCAATTACTTTAATGCCATTTAATAATTCATCATTTACCTTTATATTACTGATTTTTGAAGAAACCCCATTGTTTAATACAATATTTGTTTCACTAGTAAACCCACTATCTAATTGTGAATGAATATCACTTAATTTAAAAAAGTCAGGTAAATAATGTTTTCCGTTATTAACACAATTTTCGTTTAAATGGTATAATACATTTTCATCAATATCGTCCCAATCTGAAAATAATGTATTTCCTATAGTAAACACCTTTTTATCGGTTCCCAAGCAATAAACAAATGGTTCATTAAATGACGATACTAATTTTGCTCTTGGATGACTTTTAACTTTAATCCATTTTAATAAAGAATCATAAACTCTATGTTCACTTGTCACTAAAATACCATCTAATTCGTATATAACTTGCCCAACGGAAGTACCCTTAATTATAGCTGTTACTTTCTCCCCCTTTTTCAATATATCGCCAATCTTTACATTTTTCAATAAGGTTGGTATACATTTATTTTGGTTAGTTGTATCAATGACATCAATTACTGTTTCGCCCGAAAAACAAACAGGACTCCAATCAGGATCATCCGGAGCAGGAGGGGTAGGTATTTTAAGATAATGAAGTATTAAATATTTATAGATCAATACAGGTATAATAAGAATTGTAAAAATGATAGTATAATTCCATCCGACAGTATAAGTAACAAATGCTGCAGGAAGACCAAGTCCAAATGGCACTGCAATTAATCCAAGAGTTGCCATAATTAACATAAGAATAATATGAGCACCATAATGCATAAATTTATTCAATAAATCTACCATACCACCAAACAAGGATTGCAATGCCATATAACTTCCAAAAACCGTATAAAGAGTTGTTGCCATTATACCCTTTACCTTTTCTATAGCATCCTTGGTTTTTATAGTAAAATTTATAAACTGAACAACTAAATTCATTAATCCATCATAAATACGCTGTATAGTATTAATAAACTCCATACGAACATTATAGGATAATTTACGACCTAATTGTACCGCATCAACCATACCTTGACATGCTTCTTGTAATATATTTATCATAAAAATAAAAGGGTGGATTGCGACTTCTACAATATCCTTAAGCATAGAATTAACACAACCTGAAAAATTTTCAGCTGTAAATTCTAATTTTGTTTTATCCTTTGGGTTATTTATAAATCCTGCAAATGGAATAATTAAAGGATTACATTTGTGTATTTGCCAATCGGCTTTAACCACTTGAAGTACATTTGCATAATAATAATAGCATATTAAATAGATAAACACAACACATATTATGACAGAAATCCAGACATCGGTTCCATATATATCCATATAACCGACCTTCAAGTATAACTGTTTTATTTTTAATATTGTATTATCTATGGTATTAGTATTTACATTGGTTGTATTATCACTCATATATAGTATATCTATAAATAGTAAATAAATTATATATTGTTAATTATCTTAATTTTACAAAGTACCAATATATAATTATAATTATATTGATTTTGAAGGAGATCCATTATTATCTTCCCAGTCATGGAATATCCATCCACCAATAGGAATAGTATGATTAGATGTTATTAAACAAGTTAATGTTTCGCATTTAATATCACTTAATTCAGCATATGAACAATCTTTCGCTTGAATAAATTTTTTAATGCTTTGATCATATATTAAATGACTACCTGATACAATAATGTCATCACTATAGCCCTTTTTATTATTCGTATATTTATATTTTAAAATTCGCTTTCTTTTAATTTTGTACATTTTTTCTATTAAATTACCATTTTCATCTAAATTACTTAAATGCATTATTGATAAAATTCTAGTATTATTTTCAAGTAAACCATTTAATGGCGCATTTTGAATTTCAACTAAATCTCCATTTATTAATTCTAATTTTGTTTCAGGATGAAAACATAATGCTCTCACCAACCCTCCAGGAGGACCTTTCCACATACTGGTCATGGTCATCATAGAACCATTTACAATATGTAATAAGGCTACCATATTAGCTACCATTTTACCAATGGTATCTTTTGTTACTATAAGAATACGTTGAATTTCAACCATTATGTTAAACATTGATGAAAATATATTTTTAAACATATCTATTGCCGAATCTCTAAAATATCCCATTAATGTTCTTCCATAATTCAAATCAACGGTTAACTTATCTGTAACATCGGATAATATATTAATATTAAAATTAACCGGTTTCAGTAGATCATCCATAAACCCTTTTTGCATAGTTTGAATACAGAAAGCAAAATTCTTTGAAGTATTGTGTCCAAAAAAGGAAGCAAATGGCATTACTAGTGGCTGGCATCTATATACAGGCCAATTTTCCTTAATTCGTTGAATATTTACTACGATAAAATTAAATATATACAATAACAAAAAAATACATATTATTATTATTGATAAGGTTAAATCAGAAACTTCCATATTAAATTATAATATTATTATTATTTATTATTTAATCCATAGAATAATATAATTTAAAACCTTTTAAAACCTTTTATGTAATATATTTTGTTGAAACATCAGCATCATATTCAGCATTTGCATTTCCAGTTGCAGTAATTACTGCGGCCTGTTTAATAAGTCCATTTGTAGTTTCATTTTCAGTTTGAGGAATTGGTCCACATTTTCCTGCAGGACAAGGATAACTATAATCATCGTTATTATTACAGCAAGAAACACCACCACCAACCATCCCATTTGCTCTATTTTGTTCTTGTTGTGCAAGTTGTTGTTTCTCAAATGCAGCTGTAACATTAGAGCCAAATGGAGGTGGGTTTGCAAGAGATCCGTTTCCGAATGATCCTTCACCGCCTTTTTGACCACGTCGTCTAAGTATATGTTTACGTTTAAGTTTTTGTGTACGTTTATTTTTGCGATGATAAGTTACTTTTCGTTTATTACTTCTGCTTCGTTTATTACTTCTGCTTCGTTTATTACTTCTGCTTCGTTTATTACTTCTGCTTCGTTTATTACTTCTGCTTCGTTTATTACTTCTGCTTCGTTTATTACTTCTGCT